CCATTATGGATTCAGTTTTAAACAAACTAAATAAGTAATAATTTAAAAAACAATAAAAAATGAGTACAACATTAACAAGTATCTCAAATGATTCTTTACGTCAAGTAGGTGTAATTGAAACATTGACGGGTGCAACAACTTTAACTGCTGAAGATAGCGGTAAAGTATTTATTCTAAACGCTGCTGCTGGAGCGCAAATTACGTTACCTGCGGTTGCTGATGGAGCTGGACAATCTTACAAGTTCGTAGTAGGTGCGTTATTCGCAACAACTGCTTGGACTATTAAAGCGGCTACAAGCAAAATTCAGGGCGGTGTTATCGTGAACAGCACAAACGTACCGGGTGCTGATGAAAACACGATTACGTTTTCTGCTTCTGCTGATACAATCGGTGATTTCGTAGAATTAGTAGGTGACGGAACAAACTGGTATGTTTTCGGACTTGGTACTTCTGCTGGTGCAATTACTTTAACCGTAGTATAAATAAAATAAAAAACTAAATAAAAATGGAAAAAATTAACCTATCAACTACTCAAAGCATTACAACTACGTATGCTGGTGAGTTCGCTGGAAAATATATTGCTGCTGCTTTATTAAGCGCTCCAACCTTGGAGAAAAATGGTATCACAATATACCCGAACGTTAAGTACAAACAAGTAATTAAAAGAGTTGCTACTGACGATATTATCAAAAACGCTACTTGTGACTTTGACCCTACTTCTACAGTTACGTTAACTGAAAAAATTCTTCAACCTGAAAATTTTCAAGTTAACTTACAATTGTGTAAATCTGATTTTAGACAAGATTGGGATGCAATTCAAATGGGATATTCTGCATTCGACGTTTTACCTAAATCATTTGCTGATTTCTTAATTGCACACGCTGCTGAGAAAGTTGCTGCTGGAATGGAAACTTCTATTTGGAGAGGTGTTAACGCAACAGCTGGACAATTCGCTGGAATCATGACACAATTAACTACTGATGCTTCTTTGCCAGCTGCTCAAGAAATTGCTGGTACTACTGTTGACGCTACTAACGTAGTTGCTCAATTAGGTTCAATCGTTGACGCTTTACCAGCTGCTTTGTACGGTAAAGAAGATTTAACTTTGTATGTTTCAAATAACATTTATAGAGCTTATGTACGTGCTTTAGGTGGCTTCGCTGCTTCGGGTGTAGGTGCTAACGGTTACGACAACAAAGGAAATAACCAAGTATTGAATGACTTGTATTTCGACGGTGTTAAAATATTCTTAGCTAACGGACTTGCTGCAAATACTGCGTTACTTTCTCAAACTTCTAACTTGTACTTTGCTACTGGTTTAATGAATGATATGAACGAAGTTAAAGTTATTGATATGGGAGATATCGACGGTTCGCAAAATGTACGCGTAGTAATGAGATTTACAGCAGATGCTAAATACGGTTTTGCTTCTGACTTAGTTACTTACGGAATCGTTAACTCGGCTAACTAAAAAACATAAACTATAATAAAGGGTGGTGCAATATACACCACCTTTTTTTTTGTTAAACTTTAAAAAATAAATAAAATGAGTTGTGATATAACAAACGGTCGAATAGAACAATGTAAAGATTCGGTTTCAGGATTGAAAGCGATTTACTTTATAAACTACGACGACTTAAACCCCGATAGCGTTACTTACGTTGGTTCAACGGATGAGATTAGCGACTGGACTCCAATTGCTGCTGGTGCTTTACAATTGTATAAATACGAATTGAAAGGTGCTAATAGTTTTGAAACTACAATTAATTCAAGCCGCGATAACGGTACTACGTTTTTTCAACAAACACTTACTATTCAATTAAAAAGACAAGACGTTACAACGCATAAAAACGTTAAACTTTTGGCTTATGGACGTCCGAGAATTGTTGTAAGAACAATGACTGACCAATTCTTCTTAATGGGACTTACACAAGGTGCTGATGTTACTGCTGGAACAGTTTCTTCAGGTTCGGCTTTAGGTGACTTCAATGGTTATAATTTAACTTTTGAAGCTATGGAAGTTTCACCAGCTAATTTCCTTGACGTTTCAACTGAAGCACAATTGAAAACGTTGTTTGAAGATGGCGCTGGAGTAGATGCACAAATAGTTACTGCTTAATTTCTTTCTTCTATATACTTGCTCAAAAGACACTTACTTCGGTAGGTGTTTTTTGTTTAAGGACAAAATCGTACTTTTGACGTTTATAATATATGATTATTCTAACTACTTCGACAAATGACCAAGACTTTGTGTTTATACCACGAAATAAAGTTTTTGATTATGTAGCTATTACAGACGATCAAACGAACGTAACAACTGAAATAACTGGTTACACTTACACACAAGGGGAATATTACGATACGTTTGAAGCTGAATTTAATTTAGTAGAAAATCATTTTTACGATTTGGTATTTATTAACGGTGCAACGGTGGTTTATAAGGATAGGATATTTTGTACTGACCAAAGTATTTCAAGTTTTTCAGTAAACAACGGACAATATACTGCGAATAGTACCACAAATGAATTTATAGTTTATGAGTAATATACACGTTTTAGAATTAAGTTCTTACACAACGCCCGTAATTCAAGAGTCAAAACGCGACGCTTGGGTTGAGTTTGGCGAAGATAATAACTACTTTCAGTTTATCATTGATAGGTACGTTAATTCCACAACTAATAGCTCGGTAATTAATAATGTAAGTCGTTTAATTTACGGTCGTGGTTTAAGTGCTTTAGATGCAAGTAAAAAGCCAAATGAGTACGCTCAAATGATGGCTTTATTTCATGCTGATTGTATTCGTAAAATAGTACTGGATAGAAAAATGTTTGGTCAATTTGCAATGCAAATACATTATTCACAAGACCACAAAAGAATTTTAAAGGCTTATCATATACCTGTAAATTTATTACGTGCTGAAAAGTGCAATAAAGACGGAGAAATAGAAGGTTATTATTATTCGGATAATTGGTTGGACGTAAAAAAATACGCACCTAAAAGAATTCCCGCTTTCGGATATTCAAACGAACAAATAGAAATACTTTATTCAAAGCCGTATGCGGTAGGAATGAAATATTACGCTTTGCCTGATTATCAGGGTGGTTTACCGTATGCAAAGTTAGAAGAAGAAATAGCTGATTATTTAATTAATGAAGTTCAAAACGGTTTTTCGGGTACTAAAGTAGTAAACTTCAATAACGGCGTACCAACTGAAGAACAACAAAGTATAATTAAAAGCAAGGTGTTAAGCCAGTTAACGGGTTCGAGGGGACAAAAAGTTATTGTAGCCTTTAACAACAACCAAGAAAGTAAAACAACGGTAGACGATTTACCGTTAAACGATGCGCCCGAGCATTACACGTACTTAAGTGAAGAATGCGTAAAGAAAATTATGTTAGCGCATAACGTTACTTCGCCGCTTCTTTTCGGTTTAGGTTCGGCAAATGGATTTAGTTCAAACGCCGATGAATTAAAAAACGCTTCTATTTTGTTTGACAATATGGTTATTAAACCTATTCAAGATCAAATAATAGATGCCTTTGATAAAATTTTAGCCTTTAACGGTGTTTCTTTAAAGTTATTCTTTAAAACGTTACAACCTTTGGAGTTTGTAGATTTAGAAAACGCACAAAATGAAGAACAAGTAGCTGAAGAAACGGGAACGGAATTAAGCAAAGATTTTAAGATAGCTGAAGCGTTAATTAATTTAGGAGAAGACGAACCCGAAAATTCGATTCTAATAGACGAATACGAAGTAGATTATGATTCGGACGACAAAGAGAATGAAACGCTTTCTAAAGAGCCTAAACAATCGTTTTTAAGCAAAATAGTAAACTTAGTTTCAACTGGCGATAATAGACCTAATATTTCAAGTAAGCAAGACGAAGTAATTGAAGGTATTAAATTCCTAACTCGATACGTTTACGCTGGTAAAACAAGCGCTGATAGTCGTGAATTTTGTAATAGAATGATAGCGGCTAATAAGATTTACCGTAAAGAAGATATTATTAAAATGGGTTCTGAAGTAGTAAACAAAGGTTGGGGACCACGTGGTGCGGACACATATTCAATTTGGTTCTATAAAGGTGGTGGAAATTGTAACCACCGTTGGAATAAAAGGGTTTACGCTACATTTAGCGGTAAAGCAATTGACGTTAACAGTAAAGAGTTAAAACAAGTTGCGGTACGTAAAGCTGAAAAGTTAGGGTACGTCGTAAAGAATGATTCTAAAGTAAGTCAATTACCTAAGGATATGCCAAATAACGGATTTTTACCAACTAATAAAATATACGGGGAATAATGGCAGAAGCACTACTCATAACACGACAAGACGTTGTTAAATTCACTGCAATGAATGGCAACGTAGACACGGACAATTTTATTCAGTACGTCAAAATAGCACAAGACATTCAC